GACACCCCCCCCGTCGCAAGGGTATCGCAAGGGTATCGCAAGTGTCGCAAATTTTGGGGTAAACAGTGAACAAACACCTGTCACCCTGAATTTGCGACACCCTTGCGACCCCTCTGCGACCCCTTTGCGATACCCTAAGTATCGCATTTACAAGATCTCTTTTGCCTTATTTTTGCCATAATATTTCCTCATTGCTGACAACTTTCCTTCTGCCTCTGAAATCTTTAGTAATAATTTGTCAACTTCGCCAGTGATATCCGTGTGCTCCGGGATCACTAATGCGTGGTCCGTGATGCAACTGATCTTGAAACGTGCATCCTCGATATCGGCTTCGCATCTCTTTAGAATCGTTCTAAACAGGTCGTCGTTCATTTCCACCTCCTCATCACAATCTTACCACATTTCTTTTTATACAGAATCCATGATGTCTTACCATCAAAGTAATATCCGTCTATTTCCATATCTCC